AAAACTTACAATCTTTGCCTACGATAGATTCAACAGGATAGTACACTCCTGTCAATGCAGACACACCATGGTGATGACCAACGTTCATATCACCAGACTGATTCATATTTGCCCACAAACCTTCTACGATAAGTCCTGTTTCATATCCATGTTTGGCACAATAATCATTGGAAGAATCCTCTATCTGTTTTCTAAGAACACTAAAACTTTTATATCTCTCTTCTAAAGACGGATTACTATGCCAACCACCATAGTTTGATTGAATCGAACCATTAGGATCTCTATCACGTTCTTTGAATATATCAGTAACTAAATCTATGTTTAGTTTGTGATTATCTTCTCCGAAATTGTAAACAGATATTGGTATAGGAAATAGTGGTAATGATAAGCTAGTTACCATATGTAAATTCCTTCAATGCTACTTCATCTAACGCTTGCATAAGTTCTGGTGTAAAATATTTCTCAGGATTTTTATATATTTCACTAGCATATACTTTTTTACCATCAACTTCAAATCGATTAGCAACTCTCTTCAGAACACCATGTTTCTCTGCAAGATCTAATAGTCCATAGTATCTGTCAAGACCACGTTCATCATAATATAAACGTATCTGCACGTCTCTATTTTCTCTACTCAACCTCGATTTGACAGTCTTTGCCTTGATAACATTTCCAATGATTTCTTTTCCATCTTTTTCTTTTGCCTTGCTGAGATAGATGATTGTACTCGCTGCATACTTGAGTCCCGAACCTCCTCCCATTTCTTTAGTTGGAACATAAGCTCCGATGACATCGTATGTATGATTTGTGACAATGAGTGGGACATTTGCTTGACCTAATTTGAGTGTGAGCATGCGGAAAGCACCTTTGACAAGTTGTGATTTTGTCATGTCTCTGACATTCTTGTCCTCTAATGCATCTTTGATTTCTTTTTCCGTAGATAGCATACCTAATGAGTCTAGTACAAACATCATAGGTTTGCGATCTTTCTCATCCAGACCAAGATATTTGTCTATTACTGTAAGTGCCCTATTACGAAACTGTTCTATAGTAACTACATTTATAATACCTACACGTTCTAAATCAATAGCACGAGATTCTAACAATCCTTTTGTGATTGCTGATTCTGTATCAAAATACATGACACCACCGTCAGGGTGTTTGTCTAAGAAGTTTTTGACGATTGCGAGGGAGAAATAAGTTTTTCCGGTAGAGGTCTCTCCAGCAATAGCTGTAATCTTATTACCACTAACGCCACCGAAAACACTACCACTAATGAGAGCGTTGAGTATGTAAGAACCCGTGTCAACCGTTCTCTCCGTATCATCGATTTTGTCCGCAACCGTGGCGTAATCATCTCCAATCTCCTTAATAACGTCTTTTAAAAAATCCATTTAGTCCTGTTTGGGGTAGTATACTTCAACATATGATTTGCATTTAGGGCATGAAAGATTTGTAACAATAGAGTACTCATCTTCTACACCATAATCCTCACCAGAGAAATCACATCCCCAGATAAGTTCGGTGTTGCAGTGCCAACAATTCATATGCCAAGTAATTTGCGTTGTCTTTCAAAGTATCCGTGCAGAATCCATGAACTACTGTTCATTTTATCTGTACCACCGATACCCCATTCAAACTTAACTCTATCATTGTTTTGAAATTTGTCAAGTTCTGGGGTGTTCCCCTTTCCTCTATCTCCACCATTGCAAAAGATAACCTCTTGTGCTATATCAAGACATTTATCTATTGCACCACAGGCAGAATCATCGGTATCATCCCATGATATCACAGCATCAACCATGTCTAGATGTCTTATTATGTCTGCTCTCTCTGTCCAAGATTGAAAGTACTGCCCCTTCTTTCTTGTCAACCACGGATCACCATTCAAACCAACCACAAGATAGTTTGATAAGTCTTTTGCTCTGGCAAAATATTGTATGTGACCACTATGAATGGGATCAAACCCACCTGTGACCAAACTTACTTTTTCAAAAAACATTATGCTACAATACCGTGTTTTTCTCTGAGTATTTTCTTGTAAGGTAACCCTTGATCTTTATACTCCTTCACCAATGCTAATTTTTCGTACAAATCACCACACTTGTCTTCAGATTTCCTGCACTTCCAGAGAGCAAGCACGATGTAGTCAAACTCTTTGTCATCAATAGGTAGATCCATAATGCATATAAAATTACATTATAGCATCATACAAAAAAACTTTCAAGTGTTGCTTGTCTTTCTACTGACCATCCTATAGCATCCAATACTGCCTTCAAAGGTTCTACAAAACTTTTATCAAACATCAAAGTATAGTCAATGTATTGATTCAAACCTAATTCAGATGGTAATTCACCTGTAAATGAGATTACATTTTCTTGAATTGGATTTGGTTTTTTTAGATAGCAAAATTTTATTTTATCACCATTTTGAATGAATGAATACTTTGACTCTAATTTATATTTTTTTACATAATGATTATGTAATAAAGATCCTCTAACATGTATCGGAGTTCCCTTTGAATAGATAGAAAAATTACTGTGATATTTGTCAACATTATTGCATGATCTAGGAAAAGCAACTAAAGCAGGATTCATATTTTTGAATTTAGTTCTCATGTCATCAATATAATCTATTACATTATCTTCTGTACCACTCATTATAAGTTTCAAAGCATCCTTTATCATCTCTCTACATGGTGCAGGAGTAGAAGATTTTACTGCTTCTATTCCCATAATCTTCAACTTAGGTTCTGCAAACCTTACTCCTTCAATATCCCATGCATTTAGAATATATCTTTTTTTCGCTGTCCATATACCTCTTTCTGCTATTGTCTCACGTTTCATGAACATCTTCTGCTCGTAGGCGTTGACGTACGTGGCCAACGCTTCATAAGAACTCGAAATATACTTTTCAAGTTCCACTTCACAGACCTTATTAAGGAACCCAACAATACTTTCAGTAGTCTTCTCTCGTTCTTTGTATATAACTTCAACAAGAGGACCCATATGCAAATAGATAGAGTCAGTGTCACTAGCAATAACATAATCAATCTCCTTAGTTTTTAGTAATTTGTTCATGTACTTGTTCATTCTATTCTCAATCCAGCGAATAGAGAACTGACCGCCTAGCGTTATAGCTTCAGCGTTCTCTAATTTATAATATCTAAAATAGTTGTTACCGATAGCACCATAAGCACTGTTTAATTGTATCTTTTTTGCCATCTGTATATTATTACAGCGAGCAATCTCTCTTTCTAATTCTTTAGTGGGTGTCTTCTCATATGCTTTCTTTGCTTTGATCATCTTCTTCTTGAAGACAACACGTTCACTGTATATCTTGTCCATCAACTTAGGTAAAAATCCTTGTTTCTCTGTAGTAAACATGGCACCATTAGGACATACAGTCACACCATCTAAACCAGATAAATCTACCTCTTCATTCAGCAATTTATCAACACTTACATTAGGATATCTCTCATCTAGAATAGTTTCTGGAGATATATTGTACTGCATAATAAGATGAGGATACAAACTATTGAGGTCAAAAGAAACAACCCAGTCGTAAATACCGGGTTTAGGTTCTTTGACATACGCTCCAGCATACTTTTCACTTTTTGATTCATCTTTCTTTGGTGGTATAACAATACCTTTTCGTTTTAGGTCATTATATATTATCATATCCCACATCCGAACCTGATAGAAAACATCAGTAAAATTTACTTTAGCGTCAAACGCCATAGTTACAGCAAGTTCGATCAACTTCATCTTCTCTTCCAGAGCATCAACAAGTCTAACGTCTTGGATGTTATAGTCTACAAATTTATTCCATGCTTTAGTATAAAAATCTTTGAATGTGTCATACTCAGAGTGATCTAACTTTTTCTTACCTAGTTCTACTTCACCAATATAGTCTAGTTTGTATGACTCCTGTGCTTTGTATGTAAACTTACGGTATAAGTCAAGATAATCTAAAACTGTGACACCACCAATATCATATACTGTATGTGCTCTACCCTGTAGATAAATTTCTTCATGAGTTACTAGACCCCATGGTGATAATTTTTTACATGCCTTTTCACCTAGAACTCTGGTAATTCTTTTAGCGAGATATGCTATATCGTATAACTGACAGTTCCATCCTGTCACAACTTCTGGTGGATTTGCTGACCAGTATGTTATAAAATGTTGGAGCATATCATACTCATCATTACACTGCACATACTTGACCATCTTGTCATTATGATGGTAAGGACCTACACCGAATGTCAATATCCTTTTAGTAGCATAGTCCTGTAGTGTAATACAAAGCATCTCTTCATCACATGCCTGTACTGTGGGGAATCCTTTCTCTGATTTGACCTCAATATCAATCGTTACAAGTTTGATTTTATTGATATCAAAAACTATTTCTTTCTCTGGATATTTGTCTGAGATGTATTGATAAATGTATCGGTTGTTTCCGTAAATATCAAATCCTTTTACATCACCATGAGTTCTATAAAATTCTCTACAATCTCTAATAGTGCCAGGTTTTACACTCTGAACGTACTTACCATCTAAGGTTTTGTATTTGGTTCTTTTTTTACTAGGTACAAAAAGTGTGGGTTGATATTGCTCTCTGGTTGTGAATGATTTACCATTTTCATATCCACGTACCAGAAAGTCATTACCGACCATCTGAACATTGGTATAATATCTCATCAACCTTTCTTGCTTGGTGCTGTCAGTGATTGATACTTGTCTAATTGTACTTTATCTGGTTCTAAAATAGTAAGGAAACTATCTGAGTGAACCATCATCTCACGTTGCATAGAGAATGAAGGCCATGATTCTAGATAATCACCTTTTAGTTCAAAGGGGTCAATTAGTTTACAATCCGGTTCACCCATTTCCGAACCAACTTCTTCCAATCTAGTAATGAGAACTAGATTGTTTTTGAATAATATAACCTTGATCATTTTAAGGATAGACTTTTGTTCTTAAATGATAGCACGGAACCACGTACTTTGTCTATGTATCCACTATTACGTAATTCTTTGAACACTAAATTTTCAAACCCATACTCACCAAACTTATCTAATGAAGAGGATCTTGCCATCCTAAGTTTCTTTACAATTGATTTCAATGCCTCTGGTTTTTCGGATTTTATAAGTGTGTCTATTTTGTTTTTCAAATTTCTTGTTTTTTTGATCAACTCATTCTCATCAAAATCATCTTCAAATTTTGTGGGTTCTTGTATCCAATAATTTTTCAATACACTATAAACTCCTTGACTTTTTTTACGAACAACACCTGGTCTCTCGATGTATGGTTCAACTGGTGCACCGTATATCTTTACGTCATGAGTCAATTCCCATAATGTTTTTTTATCCATATAGTAATCATCAATCAAATTTGGATCACATTGGGGAATGTATTTTGTGTCTACAACTAGATGAACATCTATATCAGAAAATTTTGTATAATTATATCCTGCATTACCACCTAACATAAGAACATCAATGATAGCAACATCATTTAGATCAACATAGTCAGCAAATGCTTTGGCAAAATTCATCAAAGACCTACGCACTTCTGGTCTAAGTTTACCATTTATCCAAAACTTTTCATTTAGATTGTCCCTAAAACGCAAAGTCAGATCTGCGGTCTCCCGCAAATCTGACGCTTTTATATGGTGTAAAACTTTCTTGTACACTCAATACTACCCTATCGTAGTAGTATTTAGATCCAATCTTTACGTCTTTGTGCTTCTGGAATGATTTTTTCGATGTCAACTAATAAAAGTCCATCCTCAAATCTTACATCCTTTACTACAAGTTCATCAGGTAAAGACCAAGAACGTGTAAATGCACGTTGTGCTAAACCTTTGTGTACGTAATCTTTTTCTACACCATTATCTTTTTTACCCTCTATCACAAGTTTTCCTTCTTGTGTATAAACTTTTAGATTCTCTTTCTTGAATCCTGCTAATGCTACCTCCACTCTGTACTCATGATTAGATACCTTTATAGTATTATAAGGTGGGTAGTTTGTATTAGCGAAATGTTGATCGAACTCGTTGAACCAATCATCGAACCCAATCATGTTTCTTTGTATCTTATCAAGATACTTCTGTGTTTCAGGCACAGACAAAGTTATAGATCCGTTTCCGAACATAGTGACCTCCTAAAGCGTCTAATTGTAATGTCCCCGTAGGCGACAATACTAATTATATGATCAGACATAAAAAAGGGGGTCGTGGAAACCCCCTTTTCGGTAGCGTTATATCCGTATGTAGCGTGTCACGCACGAATGGTGACGAATTATTTAGGCCGTTGTTTTTTTCTTACCAATATTATATTTGGTTTCTAAAACCCATTCCTTTTTATTCTTGAATGATATTACTTTTATCTGATTTAATGATGACATATTAGATATAGTTCCTAATGTCTCATCACTCATGGTCACAAGACCCCAATCCACAAGTAATTTTATTATTCTATTCCTTCTCTGTACGTCATTCTCTGTCAGGTTAGCATGTTTACCATCTAGTGCAAATAATTCTTTAAAATGCACTATGTAATATCTACCTTGCTTATGTAATATGTGACAAGATTGATATAGTTTCTTCTCTTTTCGCGATGCAACTCCGATTCTAGTGAGTGTCTCGCGTACCTTTAGAAAATCATCAGGTTCTTTGAGAATAATCTCAATCATTTTATCAGGAGACCAAGCAAAATCGTTCTCAAATGTCATTTCAATCCTCCGGTATTCAACCGTCGCGTAATAATCTGTATTTGGTCTTCGGAAATTAGAGGTAGGACTTGTCTCGCTTTATCATCACTATAACCGTAATATTTTTTTATTATATCAAGGTTGGACAACTCTTCCTTTCTCATCCAAGGAGAGAATCTCTTTTTTTTCCTCAAAGTATATAGTAAAAAATCATACTGAAGCTTGTTATCAAGGTGATTATTGATATTCATCTCATTAGCATACATCAATGTGTCGATCTGACCAGACATACATCTGTTCACAATATAAGAAGGGTATTTTGATTCAATTCGTGAGTCTTCATCAACTAGATTGATCTTTGTCTCATTGATAGACTTCAACCAATCCTTTAGTTCCATCTTTTCCTTCTAATAATGATGCGGTCATTTTCGTAATCAGGTATAAATTCTATGGGTTCATCATTACCCCAACACATTTCACTGTAAAGAGAGTTTAATGTTCTCATATCATCCCATAAATTAGAAACTTCTTCAGACACAATGACTTTCTATAAAAACTTATTATAACACATATCTATCTGTTGAAAATCCTTTGTTTGAGTTCCAACGTCCACTTGTCATAATATTTTGTCTTCATCAATTGTTTTCTTGTGTCCTCTAAGTGCTTTCTTTCTTGAACTATCAGCAGACTTCTCCCACTATTCAACAATTGTCCATCAATTTCTTCTTCTAAGTCTGGGTGATCCTCTAAAAAAATAAAATCTGGGTACATAACACCTAATTTTATTGCTAACCATTCAAGATATGCTGCTCCATAATCTTCCATGACAAATATTACTGCCTCTTTCTCCCATGGTTTTGACATGTATTCTATGACTGTAAGTAGATTTACATACTCAATCACCTCTATCATATCTCTTTGAAATGCAGACTTAGCAAACGGACATGGTGGCATACCATCGAAAGACTTATTTGGTTTGAGTAAGAAATCGAACCAATCTTGTAAAAAATCTATCATTCTATCAAATTTGTTGTGTAATTTCTTTCTGGAAAGTAATCATTTTGTTGCCCCTCTCTTGAGATATCTGAAGTAATGCAATGCAATCCCCCATCCCAAAAATATCTATGTCTGAAATTGACAATATGTGGAGTTACATTATGTTTCTCAAAATACTTGAACACTTTTTCATTATATGAGTTACATATGACATTATTTTGGTCAATAACTAACATGTTGACATCAAATACTGACTCTTCGACATACGTAACCCAATGACCTAACCATGAATCTATGTATTCAATGAGTTCATCATTGTCTTCCTCACCTGCAATGAAATATTTACCTTTATTTTTTTCCTTCATCTTAAGAAAACCATCAATTTTACCCCAAGATTCACCTGGTATAGAGCATACATCCCAATCAGGGAATAATTTTTGACAATCCTCAGTTCCTTTCAGTGATACTACCAAACCAGGTTTGATTGCACATGTCACAGCGTCACAATGACCAGTATTTTCAAGATAATTTAGACGGTAATCAGGAAATAATCTTCTCATCTTATCATCAAAATGTTTTTGATTTAGTTTGTTGATAACATGCACAAAACTAAAGTATAAATCTTTTCCACATCTGATAATTGATGCAGTATTGATGTACTGATCATACTTTATAGGCACATTATTCTCTTTACACCAATTCTCAATAGATGCGTATGGGTAAAACTCTCCAAAATTATGCACTTTGTTAGCAGCACCTATCTGCATAGTCTCTGCTTTTATTATCTCGTCTCGTATTTTATCAAAATCAAGACCCATGAGGGTTTTTGATGGACTATGATACTTTTTGTTTGTTCTAAACTTGAATAATGACATTGATGTAGACAAGTTTTTATCTGGTTCTATCATTTCCTCTAACATTTTTGCCATCAATTTTTCACGATAAGTCATGTCTTTCATCTGACCTGTGGTCAATTTGTTGAAAACACTTCTCACATCAATATTTTGACCATAATTTCTTGATGGCATGAAAAATGTGTTGCCCACCATACCAGTGTAGTCTCTGGGAAACATAGGTGGATACTTAGTGACATGACCTTCACCTTTTTTTTGTTGTATCTTATCGTTTACATATACTTCGGGATCATCACTGATGTCTGTTCTTAGCACAGTGACCCCAAATTCTTGTAGTTTACTAATGAGTTTTTGAAAATCTTCCTCAGTTTCTATTGCGATACGTTCCATGACAGATCGTACCTTTTTATTTTTAATCCTAGAATAAAAATGCGGTGGGTAACATCTACCAACCGCACATACTTTTAATGGATCCCAATGTTGATGAACCGTTACCATTTCTTAGCGTGAGTGTTTATATCTCCCTCAACATGATTATGATCTATCTCATCAATATGAGCATGATCTATGTTTATGTGAGAGTCACCAACTATCTTGACTCTATATACCACCTGTGCTTTCTTCCTTGCAAATCTAAGATCAATCCAATTTTTACCCCAATACAAACCAAATAGGCAAATGAAAAATACGGGAACGTCTTGCCAATCTACTGCTTCCCATAGTTGTGCTAGTCCACTAAACATGACAAAAAATAATATCTGTTTTTATTATATCATTTTTTTATCAACCAGTCAATACCCATTCTAGGATCTGAGGGGTCTACTGTGTGAGGATCCATTTCACCCTTGGGGAGATAAGTAAGTTCACGCAATGACCTAATAGAGGGGTCACTTGTAACATTAGTGGGAAGTCGTCCAAGAGCGACATTATCATAGTTGAGTTGATGTCTGTCAAATACTGATAGTTCATATTCCTCCGTCATTGATAGGCAGTTGGTTGGACAATATTCTACACAGTTACCGCAAAAAATACAAGCACCAAAATCTATCGAATAATTCCTTAGTTCCTTTTTCTTTGTTTGTTTATTCATCACCCAGTCAACAACTGGTAGATTGATAGGGCACACACGTACGCACACTTCACATGCTATACACTTATCAAACTCGTAGTGTATGCGTCCACGGTATCTCTCGGAAGGTATTAACTTCTCGTAAGGATATTGCACAGTGACTGGTCGTCTACCCATGTGATCAAGGGTGACAGATAAACCCTGCAGCATATACTTCGCTGCTTGACCTATATCTTTTATATAATTTACTATTCCTTTAATTACGTTATCCATACTGGTAAAATATTTATTAGAATCATCGCCACTGATAGTAACCAAGCTATAACGAGAAAATAAAAAATACTAGGAGGCAATCCAATTTCTTTAGCTATATTCCATTTTTTCCATGTAGGTTCTGTCATACGCTCATTATAGCATCCATGATAAATTTTTTAGATAAGACAGGTTTCCCAAACAAATCTAACTGAAGACCATGAGCATCAACAAGAAGATCATCGTCAAGTTCTTTGCGACAATGTTGCCAATAGTATGTGTTATCTTCTCTCCTCCAAAAATAACTTGTGTTATGTGAGTCCAGTAGAAACACATTGATTAGAGTCTGATGTCTTTGCCAACAGGGGTCTGCTAATCTCTTTTCATATTCAGACATGTAACATCATAG